CAGTACCCCGCTCAACCACGTATCACTTAAAGGTGATGTTAGTCCAGACTGGGTAGCAAAATTAAGTGTTAGTGTTGAAGAACTATAAGCTAAACCAACTGTAAGGGGGATTACATACGGACTTACAGGTATTGTTGTAGTGAGGGGAAATACAACGTTTGCAGATGATAGATAATAAGCATTTGGCTGGACAGCTGATGCGGACGTTATGTTCATAGCTGCCGTAGTATTATTACCGTCAGATATGCATGAAAAAAATAAAGTTACTTGTGGACCAGAAATCAAATATCTAATATTAAAATTGCTGAGGTTTGTTCCCGACGCATTACCGGATAAGCTTGTAAATAGTCCCGTTACATCTGTAGCGAGATTGATTTGGCTGGCTATTCCATCTGCATAAGGTCCATTTCCCGGGGCATAGCTAGCATTACCACCAATATGCTTAATTCCCCACGTAGTGTTTCCATTTATTGTGGTGGAATCTTGATATATTGTATTTAAAAAAGTTGGTCCTAAAATAGTTCCTGACGTAAAATTTGTTTCTGCCATAATTATTAACTCCCTGTATATCCACTATAAGGTTGTCCAGACCCCGGTATATACCAATGAGGGGTTCCAGATCCACCATATAGGGTACTCCCCGGATAATGTGTACCTGACGTGTTATTGTAAAAATCATATCTCACCCATGCCGGGCAAGTTTGTACTATATAGTTCTCAATAAAATCTATTCCTATTGCTCCTGATCCAATATTGTTTACTGATTGCACGTTTACAATCCATCGATTAGATGCATCATAAACAGCAGAGTTTAAAGCCGTGGCATAAAATGATGCTGGTAAAGCAGGCCATATAGGACCACCAGGATGAGGACCTGGATAAACTTCATTATTATTTACATAAAAAAATGGAGTTTGATTTTCATATAAGTAAACATTCCAACCCCAAAGCGTCCCAGGGTACTCTCCTACATTTGATAGCATAACCCAACAAGCATTATTTGATGGATCGGTGGAATTTCTTAACGACACTATTTCGTACTCGGTCTGATTATATGGCTGGACAGGGCCTTGTCCACCAAAATATCCCGGGGCGTATGGCAGCATCGATACTTGACCCCTATATGCATTTTTGGTTAAATTATAAACCAAATAACTTTCCATAGCAGATGGATTTAAATAGGTACTATCTGGCCCCGACGTCGATGCGTCGGACGGTAACGTGTATGGAACAAATGCATTGACATAATCGTGTAAATATAAACCGTCCCCGCTATATCCATATGCTAAAGGTGTGTGTTCCGCTATATCTGATAATATAGTTGAATCAACTGCATCAAACTGAGACCCTATAATACCCCAGTTTGAGGAGAAGTCCCCAGCCATATTTGCCTGAGGATGTATTTGCATCATTTCGTTATATGCAGACATATTAACCTATGGTTGTATTTATAGTTATAGTTCCGAGGCGAATTGCATGCCCAAAAGGTGGCTGCATAAAAGTTCCATCAAAGGATCCAGAACTGGAAAAAGTCCCGTCAGGACCCGCAATATAAGATGTAGTAGCGGAACTTGCCCCGTCCTGTGCACAAATTGATAAAAGATTAAAGCCAGATAATTTTTGTCCTACACCAAGGGACTCAAAATATGCTTGTATATCGGATGACATTTGTCCAATATTAGCCGTAACTGGACTTACAGTCAAAATAACATTTGTAATATCAAGGGTTTCCATCATCACAACATTATTATTAGCTGTTAATGGACGTCTAATATTTATATAATTATTAGTTACGTTTGATAAAGCTGCTGTTGCTGGATAATAATTACTGGATTGAGTTAATATAGTTTCATCGTTTGGTTCCAACCACACAAACACTGATCCCGGTGGACAAGTGTTACTAGGTGATGTAGGATATGATGGAGTAGATAATTGTACATCAGCTATATAAAACGAGTTTGGATCGTTAATTATACCAGCAGCGTGTTGAATGGTATGAGTTCCAGTGCCTTGATTTGTAATTAAAACAGCATTTTGGTTTTGTGGGTCTGAATGTATAAAAACTAACCACGCATAAGCACCACTACCGGTTGGCTGTACATAATTACACGTCACATAATAAGTTGTTCCTACAACAAGGGGGGAGGGTAAAGTTCCAGTAGTTGTAAACTGTACTGGATCTCCTGCGTTACCATATGGAGAGGCTCCGGCCCATCCCAGAGGGTTATATTGTTGTCCATTAGGCTGCAAAACACTTCCCAATTGTATACTATTTTTATACAAATTTCCTGCCGCATTAGTATTTACTTGCCCGGGAAGAAAAGGTTCTGCCAGATTAGCTGGAATTGGTGTTGTTGATGTTACTGCATTAAGAGCCCATTGTGTATAATCATTTATATTTCCACCTGATGCTGGCTGTAGTAAAGCAGCCGCTACACGAGCTGTATAAGCCTGATCTGATTCCCCTGTTTGTCGAGGTAGACCAAAGGCATTTCCCCATTGATCAGCATATGTCCCAGTCGCTGTACCAGGTATAGCATTTAGATTTGCATTATCTATATATACCTGTTGATTGTAAATTTGTGCAGCAATTACCGATGCAGTTATAAAAGGTTGTGACCCTATACCTGTATCTGGGGCTGGATCTAAATTAGCATAATCCGTTAAGATTTCATTAAGTATTGTATCAAAATTTTGTGCCATATTATGGTCCTACATAAATCCACGTTGAAGTACCTGAGGCCACCGATTGTGCAAATTGATATTGTAAAGTTACACCATTTGCTTGGGTGACTGATATTGTTAAATCATATCTATAAGAAGAATAAGGGTCTACTGAGGCTTGGGCTGTTATAGCTGTTGCCATTCCAGCCTGGATAATCCATTGTAAACAGTCTACAGCATATTGCTGTAACAACAGCAAATTAGCTTTAGTAACTGTTTTAACTTTAAATAATTGTGAACCAAAATCTAAATTCTGAAAGAAAGTTCCTTGACGAATATTAAGGCTTGTCCCTATATCCGTGGTCAAGTCCGTGTTCTTGTTCCATGTCATATATCCCTGTGGATATGCAATGCTATATTGTACTTGATAATCCATTTTACTGGCTCGTTAAAACTGATGTTGTAAATGGTTGATAAGGTTGTGGTATTATTGGGTGTCCTAAAGTAGATAGCGCTGCCATAACAGCCTCTACAAAATAAGATGTTGCTAAGGGCGTGGCAAAAGGTGATGTTGATGGTCCTTGATCCTCTGTTAGCTCTCGCCCCATTTGTATTGTTGCTTCCGTACTATCAATTATAAAACTTGCCCCTTCATTAGCCGTTTGTATAAATATTCCCCCACCATCCGAAACTGTAATTGTTGCTCCTCCTGCGTATATCATTACAACTGCATTATTTTTTATGAGAGGATTTGGCATATTAGCTAGCCTGTTTTTTCCTTGGAGCCATATCCACGATTGAGTGTCACTATCAGTCCCATCATTATAAATAGACACATCACCAACCTGCATTCCATTTCCTGACAACTGGTCGTTAAAAATCAAATTTGGAATAATTCCATCATTTTCTGCCACGGACCACGTGCAATTTCCAAAATTTAATGCTACTTTTTCCACCCCTGCTGGAGGTATCGATTTAAAACCATAATGTTGATTTTGTTTCTCCACTAAAATTTGATCAGGGCCTTTTCCTTGGTCCCCCGCGTCGGCATTTCCTAACCCAGAAGTTTTATTATAAATAGTTCCTGTAGTTTGTATAGGGGCTACTTGAGTGGTTTTTATCACATTTATATTACTCATTTTATGGTTCTTCCTTTATTTCTGGATCTGCACTTCTAAACTCTGCATTTTGACTTGGATACATTTGATGTGAGGGAGAGGTTTGATTTACCACCGTTACATCAGATGGAGCTGATGTGAATGGGGGTGGAGGAGCCGGAATAATATTAGGTGTGTTAAATATTAACTTTTCTTCTTTTTTACCTTGTTCTATTGGTGGACTTGGCATATACTGACCAGGTTTTAAATAACCTCTAAAATTATTTGCAGATGTATAATCACTTATAATAAGTTTCATTTCTGTAGTTTGTCCCTCGGTCTTTGATCCTCTGTAAACTACTTCTGAAACAAAATAATTTGTATTAAGTTGTATATAATCATCATTTATAAATGCTAATCTTTTAGGAAGATAAGGTGTATTACCACCATAATTTAAATTTTTAGTACTATGACCTTCCAAAGTATATTCTATTTTATATAAATTTCGCATTTGATTAATCATTATATTATTTAATATTTGTAGCCTATCTTTTGGACTATTCCAAATATTAAGATCCATTCCGCTTTCTATATGAGTTTTAAATTTGGGGAGTCCTTGAAAACCTATGTTTTTAATCTGTACATCAAAAGATCCCGGATTATCTGTGTATGTGGCTATTCCTTCTTCTTTTAAATAGCTTTTGGCCGTATTATTTTTTATGCCATAAACTTCTTCGTTGGTCGCTGCTCCTGCTTCTGATTCATTTTTTCCAGTGCCATATAACTCGTTCTCGGTTGCTGCCCCTGGAATATCTGGAGTCTCCTCGTTCATCGTATTTCCCAGTAATTTTATAAACATACAAAAATCTTTTATGTCTTCTGAAAAATTAAAATTTTTAACGTTGTTTGTTTGAGCTCCAACAGGATCTAAATCCCTTCTTTTATTTTGTATTAAATAATTTATGTCTAATACAGGCTCATATAATTTTGATATAGTTAGGGTAAGTGTTTCGTCGGGTTTGTGTTGAATTATTAAACCCATTTGGTTTGTGCATTTTGTTAAAAAATCGTATAATGATTCCCCGAGACTAGATTTTATTAAACTGAACTTAAAATTTAATAAAACATTTTCAACTTCAGTATATGCTTCTAGGGTCTCTCGTGGCAATTCAATTTTAAAATGATAGTCCGAATTTTGAATTTGAAAAAGACTACTATAATCAGTTATTGCCCCTTGAAATATATTTAAAAAAGCTGGATCTTTTCCTTGACGAATAGGCTTTCTGGATTGATCCCAACTCCATATTGAATTAACCTGATTATTATCATTTAGGAAATCTACTAAAATTCCAGTATGGTTCTCAGGATTATAAAAATAACCAGAATAATTTTTTTCTGTTATAACAGAATTAGATGTTAAAATAAGTAATAAATCCCGACCTTCAATAATTTTTTTTATACCTGAATGTTTATCCCCACTAACGCTAAACTTTTCTATGTGTCCATATTGTACTGATTTTCCATTTATAATCCATTGATATGTATGAATATCATTTGCTAAATATATATAATAGTTTTGGTGCATCTCAGCAGAAAAATAATCTGGACCCTCAAATAAGCAAGTTTCTATAGAGTAGTTTTTTACAAATTTAGTTACATCAATATTATCAATCAGTAGTTGTACTGTGTCTGGAAGAGCTATATTAGGCATAAACGGTTATAGGTCCCACAACATTATTAGGGTCAAGGATTTGAGGATTTAGAGCTAAGATTCTTTCAGCGTTTTTATAGCTTTGTCCTAAAGCCATAAGTATAGACTGTATAGGTTGTTGAGAAACATTTATAGTTTTGGTTGTAAACAACTGAAATTGAATTTGATTAATATAACTTTGCAAATTTCTTAAACCAGTTCTAAGCTGATAATCGCTCGGATTAAGCTGTATTGCTATATTTACATAGGTTCTAAGCTGATTCATTGATTGTGCCAATTGTGCTTGTGTCATAACACTAGTAGTAATATCAATATCATTTATCAAATTTCCAGCCGAATCAAAAGATGGATTATCCAAATTACTAACTACGTTTTGTCTGAGGTTTGTATCTGTTGAAACAATTGGACCAAAAGTTGAAATTAAATTACTGGCAGAATAATCCGCCCACGCAGAACTAAGTATAGGTGCTGATGGGCCCTGAAATATTTGTCCAATTCTCTGAAAAGAACTAATTGCAGCTCCTATATAAGAACTAGAAGATAATGGAGTTAAAGTTGCTTGTATTTTTTGTAAACCACCATTAAAAACATTTAAAATAAGAGTTGGTAAAGAAACAATATTATTTACCGAAGACGTTATAGTACCAAAAGGATTTGTTAAATCATTTATAAGAGCATTAAAAGCATTTAAATTACTATCTAAAGAAGCCGCAAAAACTCTTATATTATTTGCTGCACTTCCTAGAGCTGAAGAAATAGGTTGATTAATGTTAAATGTTGATTCCAATATGTTTCCAAAGCCAGATGATATAATATCTGAGGTCATTTGTTCTGATACTGATAAAGCAGCATCCCACGCTTGAGCATTTCCAAAAGAAGCAGGGACAGCCCCATTTTTTATGGTTATTAAATCTTCTACTAGTACAACCTCCACCTCAACATAATTTTGTCTATCATCATGTAAAACGTGAAAACTTTCTACACGAACATTTAATGAACCATATTTAGGATGCGAGAAAACATGCGTTGTTTCGTTGGATAAAAGATCTAAAAAATTTAAATGTTCCGAGTATACAAAATCATCTAAAGGTCGTGTATTAGAATCAGACAAAGCTCCATACCAATAAGTTTTAAATTTTATTGTTCTGGGATGAGAGCCCATATCAACTAATAGAGCCCCATCTCTACCAATAAACTCATGCTTCACAAGAGAAAAATCTTGTGAATCCTCTATATCCAAAATGGATAAATTAATATAATCTAGTTGACAGGGAATTTGGGAAGATAAAGACATTTTGTTCCTTAATTATTATAATAACTTGATCTTCGCGAATCATTTTGAACATGAATAGGTTTATCGCTATGAATTGACACTTCTACTTTTGTTGGGTGAGTTGCTTTCTGCCTATCCAAAGCGGTCCCACTTTGCCACGCATAATCGTGGCTATGGTCAATATTTTTTGATTTTCTAGTGGTATTTAAAAAACCAAGATCCCACAAATATTTACCAAGAAGTCCGCCGCCAACCGCCGCCGCGGCTATAATGGCAACACTTAAAGCCGCAGGTACTTCTGTTACCATAAGTGCGCCCAGCTTAGACATCATTCCGCCTTCCGCAGATTTAGCAATGGGATTTCCAAATTGGTCAAGAAGACCTCCTGCACCCTTTCCTTTTAAAAGACCACCTAAACCTACACCCCCGCCAATCTCACTAAAATTAACAACATAAACTGGAGTGACACCTATAGCAGCCATCCCTTTCCCTTCTGCAATGCCACGCCCTAAACCACCAAGTCCACCAAGTATACCCCCCTTTTTTCCAAGTATACCTCCAATAATAGCAGCAGTGACACCAATTGCTCCTGCCCCGGCCAATTTAGGAATACCTATATCTGAAGATACCTGTGTCCAGATATTTTTCATATGATTCATTATTCCTGGCCAAGATTTTTTTCGAATTTCATCTTGTTGCTTTACATCCCCTTCCGCTTTAGCAAAAACTCCAGGATCTGCAAGAAGTTTATGGTACATGGCGTCCGCAAGATCTATTTCTTTTACCGTCCCCGCGCGTTGACCAACCATAAATCTCTTGCTATGCTCCACGGCAGCAGGACCAAATTTTTTAGCATTCTCTACAACCTCGTCATAAAGTTCAAATATGTTATAATCAGGATGACTTTCTTTCCACCCATTGAATTCTGGCATGGAAAGAATTTTATCCCGTTGACTCCAAAGTCTACCCATACCCATAATTAATTTATTTTGATTAAGCGCTCCTAACATGGCTGGAAGGGCTGTACTATATTTAGACATATCACCAGAACCCCCTGAAAAAAATTCTGCATATCTATCGGCATTCTTTGCTACATCTGAAATATTAGATAATCTTCCGGGGAAAAGGTCATGTCTTGCACTACCTAATACCATAAGATTATGCATAGCTCTACCGGCATCCTCTGGAGACTGTCCTTCTTCTTGATAAAGTTGTTGCATTTTTGAGAAAGCTTCCATAGCCGCTGGTGCATTATCTCCTAGTTGATTGACATAACTAAGCATTTCCTTCATATGTTCATTAAAATAATTTAAATCTCCACCACCAGCCCTGAAAGCCTCTGCGAGATTAACCACCTCATCCGCTCCCCTTCCGCAAGCATTAGCCGCCTGAAAAACCTCATTTTTAAATTTAGCGTATTCTTCTGTGGTCATTGTTGCAGCAACACGTAAATTTAACATTTTCTTTTCAAAGTCATATGCACTTTTAATCATCATTGCTGACGCGGCAACAAAAGCAGAAGCTGTACCAGCTATAGCTATTTGTGTTTTTGTAAGACCCTCCAAAGCGGTCCCGGTGAATAATTTTATGGCTTGGGTAGATTCGTTCATACCTGGAACTATCGAACCCAAAACTTTTAATCTTATAGATACATCACGATCCACTATTCTTCATCCTCTGATTTTGTTTCCCAAACATTTCCACCGGTTCTTTCAAATTCTAAATCTTTAATTTTTTCCTGCGCTATAGTTTTCATTGTCCAAAAAGCAAGCCATTGTCCTGAGGTAAGGTCTTTTGCTGGCTTACCAAAATAAGCAAAAGCTTCTTGGCTTGCCGCAAGCTTGAAACTTTCTCCAAGGTTTCGTCTGGCTTTTTTTTTAAATTAGTGTAAAGTACATCAAATTCTTCTTGTGTCAAGTCATCTAAATTTGAGCAGGTTTCTTTTTCAAAATTTAGATATTCCATAACTAAATCCGTCTTTATTCCTTTAGTAAGAAATTCCCTGAATTCAGAAATATTAACAAAAATAGGTTTTGTAGTGTCTTCGGGATCTCTAAGAGATAGGAATAACATTTGAGTTAAAACTTCTTCCTCATATGTAGTCATAGTCATTAAAGCAGCTTCAATTTTCTGGGCTTTAAATAATCTTTCAGCAGCAAAATTTGCAGCCTGCCTATCAGACTCAGACAGAATTTTCATTGCAACCTGAACGTCCGAGCCCGGCCATTTTAATAGCTTTATATTGTCACTACCAGCTAATATCTGTTTAAGATTCATCTTAACCTCTCCTTTTCTTAGGTTAAATGTGGATTTTTACTACGAGGATTTTTTTTATTTTAAAACGAAATGGCGGGGTGTTATGGCAACAATACTAATAATTTTAGCCTCTGGAACGATAAAGTTTGAAACTACCTACTCATATGACATTGCCTTTTAAAATATAGGCAAAACAATCATAGCCACTAAGAGTAGTGACTGCAGTACGAACATACAAATCTTCCCAATCATCTAATTTTTCCATATCTTCTTGGTCAACTTCTACTAAATCACCAGATACAATACTTCCGGGAATAGGCTCTATAGTATAATAACCTTTACCTTTATATATTTTTTTCCAGTTTTGTAACCAGTCCTTTGCAAAAAGGATAGGGACATGTCCAAGGACTTTATCATCCAAGGCCTCGTCCCTGAGAGTGCCATAAACAAAAATATACATTAGGCAGGAAGTAACTGATCACCAAAATTTCCATTACGTGATTCAGCAATCCATTTAATGGTCCTTTTGGCAACGGTTTCCATATCAAAATCAAGGTCGCCAATTTCTTTAAAATAAACATTTCCAAAATCAATTCTTTGGCCACCATCTATATCTATTGTAAGAGTACCACCGTTAAAGTTTTCAAAAATAACAGTCTCATCACTTTCATAAGGCTGTTCATAGACAAATTCCCCTGAATAACGTTGTGTTTTCTGGGCCTCTCCAGTCCAGTACATTTGTTTTACCTGAACGAACTGCTCACGGGAATCTTCCTTGACCTTAGAGATTTTAATAGTCTTACCATTAAGCTCTAAATAAGCACGTGTTACATATCTCGACATATTTTACTCCTTATATATTTACCTGAATATTAACTGCAATTACATGTAATCCAACAACGACATTAACCGGAACAGTTACATCTACACGACCTATTGTACCAGTATCAGGTACCGCTGTGATATTAGCACTATAAAGGGTGGTGTTTTGCAAAATTCCATTAGCCTCTAACGTATAAGTGGTTTGAGCCACGTTGGACACAATTGATTTTAAAATTCTTGGAGATAATTGTACCCGCTGGAAATTGTTGCTTAAATTATCTACAATCTCTTCCGTGACATAATCAATTGTACGAATCGTGTTTATGTCCTTAAGAGTCGGGTCGGGAAGATCCTGTGCATTAACTGTATATGTACTGACTGCCCTGCAAATGGCAACCTGTTCACCCGGTACCACTATAAGGGGTGTAACTCCACCTTGTAATAATGTTTGACAAATATTATTAAAAAATCTATCATTTATTTCTGGAGGAACCACACTTGTAAGTACAAGATCATCATAAGGAACATTAACGTTTGTATTTGAACTCAACGGAATCGTTGCTCCATAAGCTCCAGATAATTTAATGGAACTGTTTTTAGGATAACCGGTACCTGTTGCATAACTGATATATGCTAACGTTGTTCGGGCATCGTCCAGGGCCAGGGCAGCAGCCAAAACGGCTGATGTACTTGAAAATTCCTTATCTGTATATGCAACAACCTGCACTGCGGGCCGCTGTTCCACGGGTCCAGATCTAAAAGCCAAAATGGTCTCAATGTAGGCTGGAGTAGATGTATCATCTAGGGCATTAATAATTATGGTGTGACTTGAGGCAGCCAACGTAGCTGCATATGTGTTTGGCGTTAGGTAATTTGAAAAACCAGACGCATAAGAACCAGATCCACCAGAAAATGCTGAAAACGTAATATAAGTAGAATCTGTAGATATTCTGATATTATTACTCTGGGTCCCTGCACAAACCGAGGTAAGTGTCACTCCTTCGGAGGCTACAGCAGTACACGGTATTTGTCCTGCATAAGAATTAATTATATTCACAATTGATATAGCAGAAATTCCTGTTGATGGAACTGAAACGGGAATCGTTACATCATCAATAAAAATATTAACATTGAAAGCTCCAGGAGCCGATACAGACGTCATTGTTGATGTAGCATAACTATTAGTTGTTTTGTCAGCCACACAAAGGATACTTAAATCTACATTAGGATTAGCAGTATAAGCTGCTGTAGCAGCAAGGTGTGCTGGAGTTCCTAAACCACAATACAAAATTACATCTGATATATCATTTACTTGCACAATGGAATTATCAGCTGCAATCCCGTTTGGGTTGGTTGAAGAATTAGTGTTTATTTGTGCTACTAGTAAACACTCATCATTGATTGGTGTTAAATTACTGGTGGTAACAGATTCCTGAGAGTAAACTCCCGGGACAACAACATTGTTTGGAACTGTTTGAAATGTAAAAGCCATAATTTATATCCTCGTTACGCAAGCTCTAAAATTGCTGCGGTTGTAGAATCCCCTGTTGGTGGTATACCTGCATTTGGTTCCAGCCAGTATGATAAATCGATACCTGTAAGAGGTCCAGTCGACATCTGTTCCGGTGGAAAATAATCTGTATTATATGACATCCAAAATTCTAAGTTAAACAAACGGAAACCAGCTTCTGCCAACTTTTTACTGGTTATATTTCTAAATTTTTTAGGAATCATCCTATTTTGTAAATCTAAACCAAAATCCTGCAAAATTAAATAATCTTGTATTTTTTCAATCAGATTATAACAAATTTCCATTCTCTCAAAATCACCCTTCTTTTCCGCCTTCCCTACAAAAGATACTATTAAAAGCATTGATACTGTTGTTTTCCAATTATAGGTTACATTATTTACTAATTTTCCCTCCGCCTCAGTAATTACAATATTACATGCAGGTATTGGAAAATTTATTTGCCCATCTATTAAATCTTTATATCCTATATCTTTTACGTCTAAACCTTGGGACTTTAACGATTTAGCAATCCTTTTTGTAAGTTCTGAAAGCAACATTTTAAATCCTGTACTGCTGCCAGCTATTTTGTCCAAAACCAGCTGCTGTATTAGGAGCTCCTACAACCTGAGGTTGAAAAGCTTGCCCTGTTCCAGCAGGTGCTGCTCGTGTAAAAACATCTGCCCAATGTGAACGATTAGATGCAAAAAATGTTGGTTCAGATGTGGTTGGAAAAGGATTTATTTTCCCTTGCTGTATAGCAACTAAAAGTTTTGTACAATAATTATAATCAGCCAAAACTGGTTCAGGTAATGTTCTTGTTAATTGTCTCTTGTATAAATAATATACAGATATTCTCGCACATAAATCCTGAATCATTGCTGGATAAGGCGCAACTATAGGAACTGTATACCTGCCTCTTACATAGCTATCTATCAGATCCGACGCTTGAGTAATTACATATGTAATCATATCTTGATTAATCTGCTCAAGACCCGGGTCATCTGTAGTCTGCTCCAGAATCTCTGGTGGAGCATATACTATAAGATCTTGCAATGTACAATATAGTGACATTTGTAATCCTTAAAAATTTAAAGGTTGGGACTCTATTTTAGTAGAGTCCCGGGGACCCGCTACGAAAGTGAAAGGAGGGCGATAACTCCCGTAGCTAACTAATATTAGGCGATCGTCCTTGTCCAGAGATAACCTACATCGGCCTGTACTGGAACGACTTCGATCCACTCCGATGCCTCATACACGGTCTGGTGATTCCATTCTTCGCGATAGGAAATCAACCGACGCCAGGTATTTCCATCATAAGCTACTCTATATTGATACCCAACAGAGAGCTGCTTTAATCCAGCGGCTGCGGGACGATAGAAAAGGAATGCCATCCCCTTACCGGAATTAGCCTGTGAATCCCAAATGGACTTCATAACAGGGCTATTTACAGTTGAGACGTTATCTTTCGATGGTGAAGTGATTGCCTTACCAACTATAACATTCTCGATACCTAGCATCTGAGCAAGAACGTTTGGTGTAACGATTGCAGGATTACCAGCTTCTTTCTGTGAAAATTTTATTCTTTGCAAAGTCGGTTCGTTCATCAATAGATTATAAAATGTTGCGTAATCCATTAATAGACTATTTGGATCTATACCAGTCTTTTGCTGAATGTTAAATTTAGCTGTAAGAATATCCTTAATAAAATTAGACGTAGTACTATCTGATGCACCAACTTCTAGCCAACTACCCGCACCATTAGTGGGAACTGATCCGCCAGCTGTACCATCAGCAAAAACAGTTGTTCCACCGAGAATTGAGTTGGCGACGAGGACCTCACGATAAAGATCCAATTTATCGGACACAAGTAAAATTGTGTCTTGAATTGGCTGAATAGGAGCATTACCTGGTTGTTGAGATGCAAAGAAAAGCTCATCTACAACCACACCACCAGCAGCAATTTCAACTGGATCCAGGTTTTGATAAGACAGCGACCAATCAACGCGCGGGGCAGTTGTACCGGGTGCTCTGATTTTTGCTGCGTTTGTAAACCACGGCTGTTTGTTGTATTTAGCAACTTTAGTCTGATAGTTTAAACCATTAATAAGCGGAAATACTGAGTCTGCAACATACTCTGCGTTGCGGTATAATGTAGATACGTTTTGCAGTGCACCACGTACAACTACACTGGAAATTACTGGAAAAGCCATATTTAACTCCTGTTAATTTACAAGTTTAAGTTTACTTTAATACTGATACAATTACTGTGCTTTTGGGGCACCAATAGCATCAATTAGACGAACAGTTATAATATCACCTGAGGTAGTGGCCGCTTCAAGGGCAATAGCTCTTGCAAGACCGTTTACACCCGATGTATCCAGCGCCAAGGTTGCCAGACCTGTTCCAGTCGCACCTCTAAGGATTGTTCCAACTGCATAAGAACTATCAGCTGTTACTTTGCATACACCGGCGTAAGCGACCTCGCACGCACTGGCAAGGGGTGGAACAGAAACTGCAATACCAGCGATATTATTAGTACCGTCAGGCATATTACAAGATGTACCATCCGTAGTAATAACAAAAATTGGGGTGGTTGCAGCAGATACAGTTGAGTCTGCAAGTAAAGTCATAGACTGATAATTTAATACATAAGCCATATTCTACTCCTGTTAATTTACAAGTTTAAGTTATCTAACAAAGGGTCCTGCAATATTTTCGAAACCTGATCGAATATAGTCTGCAGTTTCTTTTGGGTGTTTAATTCTTACTATATCAAGTGCTTCATGATATTTAAAATCAGGATTTTTTTCCTGAACCTTTTTTATTTCTTCTTCAACAAAATTTGCTGGGGGTATTGGAGCTGGTGTCTTACCAACCAAAAGCTCTTCAAAAATCATTGTTTTAGGAAGAGATTCTAAATATTCTTTGTATTCCTGTAACTGGGAATCAGGTTGATTTTCAATTTTTCCCTCGGCAAAGTCCGAGGCCTGGGCCTTGTCATAATCTGCACGCAGTTTCATATTTTTAATATGTAAATCTACATCCTTAGGCATAATCTGACCTGTACCAACTAATTTATCAATAAACTCCGCATACTCGCTGACAACGGTTCGTTCGGCCTTAGATTTTAATTCTTCATTAAAAGATATCTGTTTTGCAAGTGTATCTTTTAATGCAGCCATTTCCGCACGCAGTTCTGCAATAGCCTTATTTTCAGAAACCTTAACTTCCTCTGAATGATTTATATTAAGTTCTGGGGCTTTTGTTTCATCTTTTTTATCTTCTTTTTTAGAATAATTTCCAGATGTAATAGCCACCGGCGCAGGCAGTAATGAATCTGAATGTTTTATAATTGAAGAAAACATTTTTGAATAATTGCAATTATCCGATTTCCATTCCTTATCGGCATCGTCATCGGAACCATCATCTTTTGCATAACAATGATGCATCATAGCGAGTCGTGAAAATTCTTCTAGTTTTGCACTGATATCAACTCCGCTCTCCCCAGCTACCGGACTTGGTGCTGGGCACAAAGCTTCGATGCCCTTGCTCGCATAGGACTTAGCGTATTTAGCGTGGTCTATTTTAGAAATAGTCTTTTTATCTTTGATTGGCTCTGCCATAGTTGCTCCTGCTGGAAATTTTTGGTCAATTGTTTCTACTGTTGGTTTATCTTGTGACATGATACTGCCAGGGGCAGATCCATCATTAGCTTCTTTAAAATCTCTTGAAAGTTCTTCATAAGATTTTCCTAATCCTACAACCTTTGTAAAAAACTTCCAAAACTTAGATTCTTCTCTCATATTTGTTAATTCCTGTTTCATCGCATTAATATCTTCCATATTTTCACCAAAATTATAGGTTGTGTATTTTTCATTGGTAGCGAACGAGTGTGGTATAAGCCCCGGAACTGCGGGTTGTTTTGCCCCTAAAAAACCAATATGTCTAATGTTAAGATCCGGATAAAGAGAAATACTCCGCGGCCCATAACGTTTTGCTTTTACTGCATCAACAAACTCCGGTTGCAGGTCGCGAAGTTTAAGCCACAAATCTTTTCCTACGGTTTTTACTTTATCAATCCATCCCGAAGCAGGCGCATCATTAGACTCAGGATGCCCTAAAACGACGGGGGCAATTTTACGATTTGGATTATCAGGATCCGAAACTTTATTATATTGCTGTGCAATCATTTTTAAATCTCGTAGGTCCCACGTATGCTTTTTACCGTCCGAATCAACATGCTCTCCAGCCCGAAAGGCCTTAATCCAAGTAGTTCCACTCTCAGGATTTTTAAGTTCTGGGTCATCAGTTTCAATGCCCTCGTTAGGAATTACTGATTCTTTTTCCGAATAAACAGGCTGATCCCTGTGCATCTGTATCTCGCCCTTTATATCCGCATGTATTTCTGACGCCGGAATTTGTGTTTTTCGTGGATCCTGTCCACCAAGTTGGGCTTCCGAACCCAATCGAACAACTGGATCTGAAGGTTCAAACAAATATTCCTCGTTATTAATAGCCACTATTAATCTCCACTATATGTAACATCATCATCATCATTATATGAGCTAGGAGGACTTCTTTGCAAACCGTATTTAGGTGGATATGTTTTTACAGCATATGGTTTAGCTGCAGTCCCATATGTAATACCTGTTGGATCGCGGGTCTCTTTTATATGTTCTAAAGTTGCTGGGTCATCAGGATGACCCGGGCCAACTTGCTTCTGCATAATTTCTTGATCTGTTAAAGAACTTTCTGGGTCCTTTACTGAAGGAAGAGGCATTGGACGATAATGTTCCCCAGCCCCTACTGGTATATCATTATTATGTTGCGATGGTTGTCTTGAATATCCCATCCCCACATCCTCTGGAACATATTGCCCGTGAGCCTGATTAAGTTTTTGATCCCGACGGGGAATTGACGATGGCATTATACCATACATCCTATAAGCTGCCTCAGAACCCACTAATCTAATAAGTCGTTCCTCATCGGATGTTGCCCCGGCCATCGATGCGTCCATAAAATTTTTACATTTCTGAACCGACTTACCATCCAGCTGCGGGCCACCACCGATAGAAAAACCGTTTTCTGCAATTCTTTCTACAGCCATAATTTTTTTCCGTTCCATAAAACTTACTCAAATCTAACATTGTTAGATTTGACGTTTACTTCCTGCTTCAAAGAAACAGCTTCTGAGTCACGTACCTCTTGAAGTCTTACACTTTCTCCACAGGCTTTAATTCCTCTCGAACTGAGAGTACTCAAACCATATTTTTCCTGACAAATAGATGCGTTTAAATCTCTGTCTAATTAACAATTAATATTGCCTTATATAAATATATACACGCGAAAACCAAAATTTAATTAATTTTTTTTATATTTTAGTATTTTTTATCAATTGCCGTGTATATATTTATATAGGGTTTTATATCAATTTTTTAACTTAAAGGGGGGTTAAAACACCATTATGATACCAAATGCACCTCAAAATGTGCCTGTAAGACGCAATCGCAAAACGCTGATGAAACAGTTCCTAGGTTGCTTTGCACAAAATTTATGTAATGTCCAAAAAACATGTGAGGATATAAAAATACCTCGAGCAATATACATGGAATGGATAGAAACATCCCCAAGTTTTCTTGGAGCGTGTGAAGCTATTCGTGGACAAATCATTGATAAATGTGAAGCCAATCTCCTAGATGGAATTGAAAAAGGAGATATTGCACTATCAAAATACTGGTTAGAACACCAAAGTGATAGATGGAAAGCTCCAAAAATTCCTGGAAAGATGGATGGTGGAAATTTCAAAATTGAAATTGAACGCCAAAACATAAATCCTAAACCCACAGATAAATAAAACATTCTCGAAATGGTACATTCTCGCCACAAAACTCGTAGTTCCAAAAAATTTGCTGAACTATCTGGGGATAAAAAGCCTACAGGTGGCTTGCCAACTATCACACGTAATGGCAAACCACTCATTTTGCCGGAATTTACTCCCGCTCAACGGAAGGTTTTTGAAGACACAGAACATCAATTTATAGTCTTTTGCAAAGGTCGTCGAGTTGGAGGAACCCTGGGAGCTGCAATCTTTTGTATAGAACAGCTATTACGAGGAAAGCAAATTTTATGGGTTGATACACGCCAAGCAAACCTACCAGTCTATTATATAAAATATTTTTTACCGTACCTTAATCAAATTAAAAAAGATGCTTGGAACTGGAAAAAATCCAAAAATGAACTACAACTATTAAATGGAAATATGTGCATGGCCAGTGCCGAAAAACCAGAAGGTCTCGAAGGTATGGCCTACGATATTATAATATGCAACGAAGCAGGAATTATTTTAAAAAATGACTATCTTTGGTTTAATGCCCTATCTCCGATGGTAATAGACCGCGCATGTCGTTGCTTTTTTGTTGGGACACCAAAAGGTAAAGTCTCCGCGTCAGGTTCCGAACACCTATACTTTTCTTTCTATAAAAGAGGTTTATCAGATAACCCGGACTGGGCAAAATGGAAAACCTATACTGCTACCAGCTGGGATAATCCACATCTTCCCAAAGAAGAAATTCAGCGTTACATAGATGAGACCCCATCATTAATCAGGGATCAGGAAATCTATGCAAAATTTTCCGACATTAACAATGAAGTAATTTTTAAACCCGAGTGGTTTAGCTTTATATCTAAAAAAGATATAAAAGATCTAAAGTTTGATACAAAAATTATATCCTTGGATACAGCTTTTAAAGATAATGAAACAAACGACTTTTCGGTCGGGTCGGTTTGGGGAAAAGTTGGCGGAGGGGGTGGCGGCGGTGCTAAATATTACCTCTTGGACATGCTGGTCGAAAGATGTGCCTTTCCGGACCTAATGCAAAAAACTATTGAACTTTACAATTTTTGGCTACCGGAAGTGGTCCTTATCGAGGACAGGGCCTCGGGACAGAGCCTTATCCAAATGCTACAACATGAGACCACTATGCCTGTACGGCCTATCCCGGTTGATAGAGACAAAACAACACGCGCTGCAGCTACAACCCCGCTGTTTGAGCACGGACAAGTCCTTTTTGTTGTCCCGGGCCCTGCAGATGAATCAGCAGCATATCCAGACTATATAACAATGGCGGTAGATCAGCTAACAGTTTTCCCATTCGGGGAATTTGATGATATCGTCGACTCCATCTCGCAAGCGTTAAATTTTTGGCGGGGTGATGCACCGTGGCAAGATATACCAAAAATATTTTCTACACCTATTCACAAATTTTCAGCCACCGTCGCTGGATATAATGCCAACGAAATAAATTTTGCACCTATCATTGGTAAATCAAAAGCAAAGACACAAATTTTAGAAGGATACTGGAAATAACCTATGGGACGATATCCAACATACGATCCAAACCAGGCCATTAATTGGTCCAAACCTGCCACAGAAAAACCCACAAATTTTTACGAACCGGATTTGTTATTAAGTCAACAGGGCGGAAACCCACTTAAAAACGAATTGATGATCCGTGAAACCGCTTGGAACTATTATCGAGTTCTGGGATATCTACCCAATCCGTCCGAGCTCCTACAAGGCATTGCCAAGGACATTTCGGAATTTAATTATATGCTGGAAGATCCTTTTGTAAATGGATTAATGTCCTCGAGAAAAGCAGGTACATTATCCCGCCAGTGGAATTTGGATAGAGGAAAATGTCCAGAAAAACAATTTAAAATTATACACCAGATTTTTTCCGATTGGGATATTGAGTCAATAATTGACGAAATTTTATTAGCTAGTTTTTATGGCTATATGCCTGTGGAAATAAATTGGAAAAAAATCAAAAATAGTTGGTTACCAAAAGCAATGGTTCCAAAAGATCCTGATTGGGTTAGATTTTCAGATACAAATGAAGATAGATATTTAACAAAAAGGAATATGGTTACTGGTGAACCTTTACCACAATATAAAGTTTACATTGTGCGTTTCCGCGCAGGAAACTACAGCCGACCATATGGACGTCCACTGGCAGCTACCCTCTACTGGCCTTGCAAATTTGTACACGCTGGATTCAGGTTCTTCGAAACATTTATAGAAAAATATGGTATGCCCTGGATAAGCACCAAATACCCTCTAGGTACACAAGTGCAGCGCGTACAGCAGGTAATTGATATGCTCTCGTCAACTACTCAAGATGGCGTCGTTGCAACACCAACTCAGTTCGAAACAGATTTACTAAATCTATCAGATAAAGCCTCAGCAGAAAACTATAAACTTTTTATAGATCTGAATCACGAGGTCATGTCCATCAGTGTACTTGGACAGAACCTCACCACGAAAGTTGCTGGCGGTTCTTTTGCTGCCGCCAAAATTCATGGTGATGTTCGACAAGATATTATTATGGGTGATATACATATGGCAGAAATGCTTTTTAACACCACTATACGATGGATGTTTGATCTCAATTGGCCGGGATTACAACGCCCAAGATTTGAATTGATTGATAATCCAAAACCACAGGTCCAAGACGGACAAATGGCCCTGTACATTGCCCAGGCAGCACAATATAATTTCTTTTCAAACGAGTATTGGAAAAATAGATTTAATATGCTCGATGAGGAAATTAATCCTAATTTTGTTCCTATGTCCCCCGGTGGTGGAACAGGTGTTGGAACTCCGGGTGGAACCGATTCAAAAGTTCCCGGACCTGTAATGCCTCCAGTACAACCAATAGTACCTCATGCAGCCACAGAAGATACAGATTTTGATCCAGATCCAGAGATAGATGCGATGACGCATGATGTTACCGATGTCGCGCGTAACGAGGCTACATACGATAGTACTATTGACTCTGTTAAAAACTTAACTAGGCGTTAAAAGGTGATATGAGATGGAAGAACGGCATAAAGAATCATTTCGAGATGAACTTGCGGACCGGGCAGCCTATTGTAACACTACCTGTGACCACGTATATGTCAAGAATGACTCCTTGACAGAAAAGGTGCAAGAAATTGTGGAACCAATTTACCAGAAAAAAATCAAACCGTGGCAGCAGTTTATGGGAGTGTTTCTTATCGTCTGCACAATCGGTGGATCCCTCTGGACTGGTATAAGTTCTTTCCAAAAACTCTCGGATCAGGTTACCACATTGGAGTCAGACCGGACCGTTAGAGACAGCAAAGTGGATTTACAATTGCAAAAACTGGATACATTGATAAGGTTGGAAACAAAATCAAATGGAGAAAAGGTATGGCGCTGAAAACAATTGAAAAATTCTTGCTTAATGAAGAGAAAAAAATCTCATTAACTAAACTCGGATCTTGGTTAATGGTCTTGGCAGGAGCAACCCTTTCAATCCTCACCGGACCCGTATGGTTGCTTATTGTTTGTAAATATGTCGTGGCAATCGGCGGCGGGACTGCTATTGCAGGGGCACGAGATGCCTATGCAAAAAAAGTCTGATTTGTCAGATTATGAAAGGGCCCAGCTCGATCGCATGTACGCGGACAGGGCCTTGGACATGACCTCTATCCCGGATGACAATGAATATTATATTTTGTGGATAGAAAAAAACTCGGAACTTTTCAGACGGGAGTGGGATAAAAATGTTTGAATTTGATATAGAAGATACTGCCACGCCACTTTTTGAAGATTTAATCCAAGCAGAAAACAACATGTCTGATCCGTTAAAACGGGCGGCGGACGAGGCCATAAAATCAGTCCACGAAAATTTTGAGGCTGGTGGGCGTCCTGCATGGCAACCACACAAAAAAGAAGTTCCGTGGCCCCTGCTTATGGATACAATGTCGCTGTACGATTCCATCGACGCAGAAATTCACGATAAAGAAGTATGGGTCCTTTCAACCGCCGAATATGCCCCCTATCAAGATCTCGGGACGGAACATATCCCCGCGAGACCATTCCTGGTAATTCAAAATTCCGACGCGGACGAAATCGAGAAAATTATAGCCCAACATTTCGATCTGTAATAATCTCTTAATATTATTATTTAAAGTATAAATATTTTTTAAGGAGATACCATGTATATTACAACTGATGTCGGGCTATTTGTAAAACATAACCATAACCTAAATATGTGGATCATCCACCGCCACTATCCTACGATACAGCATGATGATGCACAAGACATACTGGGCCAAGTTTATCTTTATTTCGTGGAAAAGGATATTTTACGTCAGTATGATGCATCCAAAAGTAAATTTGATACGTGGATTACAAGTATAATTAAAAATAGATGTAAAAATTTTTTTAGAAATAACATGACCCTAGCTTTTATAAAAATGGACGAAAATCTGGTTTATTTAGAGCAAGACGATGCTTAGTTCCGAAGAAAAACGGGCCCGTTTTAATGCATATAGAAAAAAAAGAACTGCCCGCAATCAGGTTTTAAAAAATTTGCCCAAAGCCCGTGATTGCTTTATAGGAGATGATATAATATGCTTTCGCCTCGTGTGTATACACCCATTTTGTAAAGATGATATAAAAAAGCACTGGAAAAATCCATATATACCTGATTATAGCGAGGATGAAAAAAATGACTGACGAAGAAAAAATCCTTAAAGAAATTGAAGACCAAATTGTTGCCGGGGAAGAAAAGGCTCTTAAAATTCCAGGGCTCATTGCCCTGTCCAAGTCCCGGGCCTTTATCCTACTAACAATCGACCCCCACGGAAACCACACATCCCACTTATGGCTGCACAACTTAAATGCAACAGAACAACTGGGGGTAAAACATTACTTAACAGAAATATTAGGCTCATTAGTGGAAAGAGTCCTATTGCCAGAAGTTAAGCCCGTGATTTGTCCGCATTGTGGAAAGGAAGATCCAACGCACATGATACCTAATATCATAATTTTAGAATCTCCACCGGATGATGATGGATCCGTGTATTAACAAAAGATTATACCCCTGTTACTTCAGGAACTTTATGATTCTATCTTATGGAAGTGTTTGTAGCGGAATAGAAGCCGCCTCAGTAGCTTGGAAGTCCTTAGAATGGAAACCTGTTTGGTTTTCCGAAATAGAGCCATTTCCCTCAGAAGTTTTGAATTTTCATTATCCACAAATACCTAATTTAGGAGATATGAAAAAAATTTATGATACGAAAATATTCAAAGAGAAAAAAATTGATCTCCTCGTTGGAGGAACCCCTTGTCAATCCTTTAGTCTCGCAGGATCAAGAAGGGGATTGGAAGATCCAAGGGGAGACCTTGCTCTTGAATTCCTCAAAATTGTTAATGTCAAAAAACCAAAATGGTTTATCTGGGAAAACGTTCCAGGGATCTTGTCCAGTAATAAAGGAAAAGATTTTGAAACCTTTTTTAAAGAAATTCAAAAACTCGGGTATGGGTTCGCCTACAGGATTCTTGACGCTCAGTACTTTGGAGTCCCCCAAAGACGTCGTAGAGTCTTCGTTGTCGGACATTATAGAGGATGGCTTATGCCAACAAAAGTATTATTTGACGGCACAGACGTGTTGTGGGATACTTCGACGCTCAAAGAAGGGATCAAGAGCAAGACTCTCCTCGGATTTGGAGGAATCATTGAAAGTAATAATAAAGCAAGAGAAAAAAGAAAAGTAGCCTCTACTATTAAGGCTGGATATTATAAATGTTATAATGATAGCGAAAATCTTGATAATCTAATTATTTCCAAAAATGGAAAAACTATGATTCGAAGATTAACTCCTGTTGAATGTGAACGTCTTCAGGGATTTCCAGACAACTATACCAAAATTTCTTGGAAAGGAAAAGATCCTAATCATTGTCCAGATGGTCCACGTTATAAAGCAATAGGGAATTCGATGGCAATTCCCGTAATGCAGTGGATTGGAAAAAGAATATCCGAAAATTCCACTTGACTTTTTTCGTGGCAGTAATGAAAACATTTTGTAATAATCTATTAATATAGTTTGTAGTAGTATAACTAACTAAACAAGGAGGGATTATTTATGTATCTACAAAATTTAGGTGCTGAGCAAATCAACGCAATCAGGGGTCGGTTCCAGAAAAAAGTTTTTGAAACACCTACGTGCTGGCTATGGAAAGGTAAACAAAAAGCAGATGGATACGGGCTATTTTGTCTCAACCAAAAACGAGTCCGGGCGCACAGACTCAGTTTTGAGCTTTACAGGGGAGACATACCTGCTGGTATGATAATTTGTCATACGTGTGATAATCCATCGTGCGTCAATCCCGCCCATCTTTTTGTAGGTACAGATGCCATCAATGCATGTGACCGAGATGTAAAAGACCGCGGCGCGAGCGCGCTGACTTATCGCCAAGTTGCTGCCATCCGAGCCCTGAAAGGACAGGGAATCACCCACAAGGAGCTCGGACGGATCTATGGCGTGGGACGTAGCTGTATAACCAAAATTCTAAACCATCGCCGCTGGAAAGCCAATAAATACTCGGCGATAAAATAAATGGACGCATACAAAGATCCGGGTATAAATGATCAAATGTTTGACAATGTAGATTATACAACCCCAGTATTTAATATTTCGGGTTGGAAATTTACAGCTAAAGAAAAAATTGACTTAAAGAATCTTAATATCAAGGAGGAACCAAATGGATCAGGAAAAAATGTCGGAAGAGGAATTTACAAACCTTATAAAAATGTATGACATTGACAGAATGATTGATCGAAAAAAGTCTTATAAAAATGTATGGGATAACATGGCTAAAGAAAATAAAGAATCTAAATCCAAATATCATACACCATAAGGGGATGCCAATGAACAGTGTAAATTATTTCCCAATAGCCCTTAAATTTGTACTCGATGCCGAGGGAGGGTTTGTTGATAATTTCAACGACCCGGGCCAAGCGACCAACCAAGGCGTGACCCAGGCAGTTTATGACACATACAGGTCATCCATAAATCAACCTCCCCAGTCCGTGGCTGATATAACTCCTTTCGACGTGACACAAATATATCGAGTTAATTACTGGCTGGCTGGATCCTGTGATAAAATATTATCTCAAGTTTCTGTTTGTCACTTTAACGTATGTGTAAACTCGGGCGTTGAACAAGCAGGAAAACTGCTCCAGCGGGCAGCAGGCGTGGCACAGGTCGATGGCATAGTAGGTCCAAACACACTAACAGCTGTAAATGCCATCAATCCAGTTGACCTATGTAATCAATATATACAAGAAATAAAAGATTTTTACAATAGGCTATGTATCAATGCCCCAAATTTTCAAGAATTTTTACAAGGATGGCTTAATCGTACAGCAGATCTTAATAATCTCTTAATATCTTTAGAATAGTAATAATAAAATTTTTTATAAAGGAGAGAAAATAATGGCAAAAATAATCGACCGAGTTA